ATCGTCCATATGGTCTAGAGGCACCTGCAGGAGCGACCGCGGAAAAACAAACTGTGTCTGCTGGAACCAGCACACCCGCAACAGCACCCGTAGCAGAAACTTCTACAGCACCGTGGGATGATGAACCAGCATCAACTTCACAACCTGTACAGGTACCAAAAGTAGCTCCGAGTAGTGACAAAGCACAAGACATTCTAGCAATGATTCGTGCTAGACAAACAAAGTCTTAATAGGAGTTAGGGAGCTTAGGCTCCCTTCCTTAGGAGAACACCATGACACTACCAGACGAACGCTACCGCGCCCTAAAGCAAGGCAAAAAGCTATTGGAAGAATTGTGCGACCCTGGGCGTACTCCTAGGGTTCCAGCATTAGTCAGAGATCGAGCAAGAGGAGTTCTAAGACATTATCCTAGTGATTATGAATTAGAAAGAATCGCTGATAATTGTCCAGAGTTTCTTGACAAAATCTCGTATACTGATAAAATGTACATCAATGTCGCACAAAAATAACAGGAGAAATAAAATGACAAAATTAACTAAGTTGGCAAAGGTCAATGACTCTATCACACTTAACCGTTACGACAATGGTTGGATGATTGAAGTTGGCGGCCGAGATGAAGAAAATGATTGGAAGACTGCAAAGATTCTTTGTAACACAGAAGAAGAATTGATTGATCTAATCAAAGAATATAACTCAATGGATGTGGAGTAAGCATGGGAAAACCATTCGATATTAGTAAATTCCGTAAAGACATTACAAAGTCTATTGAAGGATTATCAATTGGATTCAATGATCCAACTGACTGGATCTCAACAGGAAACTATGCTCTCAATTATCTCATTAGTGGTGACTTTAACAAAGGCGTACCTCTTGGTAAAGTTACTGTCTTTGCCGGAGAGAGTGGATCAGGAAAGTCATTCATCTGCTCAGGCAACCTTGTACGACACGCACAACAACAAGGCATCTATGTAGTTCTGATTGACTCAGAGAACGCACTAGACGAAGCATGGTTACACGCATTGGATGTAGACACATCAGAAGATAAACTATTGAAATTGAATATGGCAATGATTGATGATGTTGCTAAAACTATTTCAGAGTTTATGAAATCATATAAAACATTTCCAGAGACAGACAAGCCCAAAGTCTTGTTCGTTATTGACTCATTAGGTATGTTGTTGACACCCACTGATGTAAATCAGTTTGAAGCAGGTGATATGAAAGGTGACATGGGTCGTAAGCCTAAAGCACTTACATCACTAGTTCGTAATTGTGTTAATATGTTTGGTAGTCACAACGTTGGATTAGTTGCTACTAATCACACATATGCTTCACAAGATATGTTTGATCCTGATGACAAGATTTCAGGTGGTCAAGGTTTTGTTTATGCAAGTTCTATCGTTGTTGCGATGAAGAAACTGAAACTGAAAGAAGATGAAGATGGCAACAAAGTATCTGACGTTCGAGGCATTCGCTCCGCATGTAAGATTATGAAAACTCGATATGCGAAGCCATTCGAAAGTGTTCAGATTAAGATTCCGTATGAAACAGGTATGAATCCTTATTCAGGCATGCTTGACATGATTGAGAAAAATGAACTTGTTAAGAAAGAAGGCAACTCACTAGTCTACACAACACTTGATGGTGAAATCATTAAGAAGTTTCGTAAAGCATGGGAAGCTAATACAGATGGTTGTTTAGACAAAGTTATGTCTGAATACCAAGAAAAAACATCAACAAAGCTAAGTACAGTAACACCGGAGGAGGAGGTTACTGAATGAGCTTAGATTTTGTTGCAGAGGTATGGGAAGTTTTAAATTCCCATATTGATTTAAACGAACGCAGTGATGCGGCAGATTCGTTAGTCAACTTTTTAATCGAAAACAACTACGAAACTGATGATATAAAAAATTCCTTTAGAGGCGAGAAAGAAATTTTGAAGGCTCTAAAGAATTATATGTCTGAGCAGGAAGAAGTTTACGATGAAGATGAGGACTACGATTCTGACGAAGATGAATGGGATTAAATGAATTGGTATACCAAAGTATCGACGGACTTGTCCGCGATACCGGATTTCATTACGCACTACGAAACGGAATTGGCTGAAGCCAAAAAAGAAGTAAAGGTATATGGTAATGTTGAAAAAAATATTGCCAATCTACCTGGTATCACTGAGCACCGTTTCAATCAACTACAAGAGATAGAAGCGGTATTAAACTATCTCAATATTAAACTTCGGCAAATTCGCCGAAAACATTTTCAAAAATATTTAGAAGCGTATAATAGAGCACTGACAAGCCGTGATGCTGAAAAGTATGTAGACGGTGAATCAGAAGTGATTGATTTTGAAATTCTAATCAACGAAGTGGCATTACTACGCAATCGTTGGTTGGGTATCTTAAAGGGACTCGATGCTAAACAATGGCAGATGGGTCATATTGTAAAACTCCGTACTGCTGGTATGGAAGACATTTCGATTGGATAAGGCATGACACAAATTTACTCATTACCGTCAAGTATCACATTAACTAATGGTTCCTCAAGTGGAATGTTTGGTGGTGCAATTGGTGCAGGGCAAGGTATCACATTAGGTAATTTATCTACTAGCATAACTGGCATCTTTGCAGACCACATTTCATCATCTAGCAACGTGAAGAAGTATGAAATAATTGAAACTACTGAGGATTTGTTGGCACTAAGTTGTGCATGGTATCGCATTAGACAAGACAAACATACCCTTCAACCACACGTTACTAGTTTACTATCCGATGCATTGTTTAGGCACGTGACCCCGGAAGATCGTACTAAGGCAGAAGAAGTACGTGATTACTATAGTAAGAAGTTTATGGTCATGGCGTTGAAGGATCTAAGACTAACACAGTTCCGTCATGACTTGAAAGAATATTTACTAGGCAATCCAAATAAATTCACTGAGAAAACTGTACCAATGGTCTATCGGCTACCTGAATTTCATGCACATGATGTTGAGTTTGATGTTATCAAGCGTGACTTTGAGAAAGATATTCCTGAGTTCAACACGTTGACTCGTAGAACAATTAACAAGTCTGTACGACTTACCCCAGTCAAAGGGTTCAAAAAGAATAGCAAAATCCGCGGTAAGTTTACTGAGTACTGGTTGAAAGATTCTAGTAATCGTGCTTATCGTTTTGGTCTTACTGCTACTAATCCATTGATTGGCTTATGGGATATGCAATTCAACAATGGCGATATGGTTCTTAACTTGAACACACAGGCCGCACGCCGTGATGAATTGCAGTACTTCAACATTGGGTCAATCCTAGAAGGTTGACAATAAATCATTTTGGGCGTACAATATATGTATGAACTTCAAAATGAGTACTTACGAACGCATTGCCGAAAAACTACTGAAGGGCCAACCCAAAGCAAAGCCCTTCGGTAAGTTTATTGACGGTAAGGTTCTCACTGGCACTAAGAGCCTCCACCGAACACACCAATCTGTCCGGTGGCGCCTGTTTTGGCGACTCAAGCAAAATCGCATAGCCAAAACTTGACAATAAATGGATTTGGGTCTATAATACATGTATTGAATCAAGAAAAGGAACTGAAATGACTATCAAGCGTTTTAAACAATCTCAGCGTTTTCGTGTTATCGTTGGCGATACTGTGTATGCCGCATGCTTCTATGCTAATGCCAAACAGATTCGCAACGGTGTCGGTGACTTTGTAAAATGCAATGCCGCTACTCAAAAAGCACTAGATGCACTTGAATTCACCCGCTCAGGAGAAGGTGTTGCTGACCAATGTGCTACTGGTCTTGCAGGTACTTGGGAAGGTGTTCCTGTGCAATTAACAATGGCTTGACAATAAATGGTTTTGGGTTTATAATAGAGTCTTATTCAGTCAAAAGGAGTTGGTCATGGGATATCGTGTTGTTGCAGATAAGTTTGAAATGGATCAAATGCGTCAGAAATACGGCCCACGCAAGGGACTTGAAGGTCCTTTCAACTTCTCCGGTCGAGTGTTGTATTATGACAACAAAGAAGGTCAGTACTACGATCCGACTACTGATTTCTACGTGGAACAATCCGAAATGGATATGATCCACAATCAATTGGTTGCTAAACTTTAAAGGTTGACAAAAAATGTCTATTATGGCTGAACTTTTCATTGACGTACAATTAGACCTTGAGTCGGGTCTGGATCCGCGTGATATTGCCCGTCGTTTGGATATCCCTATTCGTTGGGTTTATGAAGTAGCGGAAACTCTTGAGGATGAGTCTACTGATTCCTATGATCCGTTTAATACTGTCAATTCCTAAGGTTGACAATAAATGGTTTTGGGCTTATAATAGAGTCTTATTCAGTTGATTAAAGGAAACAACATGTCAGCATTACAAAAGTATCTGGATCGCAAAAACGCTTATGGT